GCACAAGCAAATATTGCGGTAAAGTACGATCCCCAACAAGCAGCACTACAGCGGCAGCTTGAACTGTCGCAGAAGAACACAGCTTCGAGTGAACAAGCTATTCAGGGTTTCGGCAACACTGGGCGAACGAACATCGGGACCAACTTCGCTACCCTGTACGGTCTTCTCGGAGCGAATAAAACAGATACACAGAACGCTCTGAATCAGCAAGTAGATTTGACGAATCAAGGCTACGATCAAGCGATTAAGAACATTCAAGGATACCAGCAGGGATCCAGGGATTACATCGCTCAGATGGCTGCGGCTCTAGGCCAGTCTGGACAAGGACTAGTTTCCTCTGGTAAGTTGGAAGACGTAGCGAACCAGCAGCTAGGCTACGCCCAAGGAGCCAGAACAAACTACGGAAGCACCCTATCTGACTGGGTTGCTAAGATGGGTTCTCTGGCTGATATGGGGATCGCCAGCGCTCATCAAAACGAAGCATTGAAGCTGTCGGGCTTTGAGTCCGATCTGCTCAACATGCTTGGTCAGAACAAGCTCGCGGGAACCACACAAGAAACAGATGTAATCAATAAGATCGCTGATCTGATGAACGTCAGACAGAGCGATCTGGTAGATATGTACAACCAGCTTGTTGCAGCACAATGGCAACGAGATTTCGAGCAGGCTAAGCTCAATGAACAGGCTTCTGAACACGCAGCATCTCTTGCAAACGCTAGGGATATTGCAGCTATGCAAGAATCGGGAGCTAACTCTCGTGCCGCTGCTGCGAAGGACGATTCGCTGGATTGGGCTAAGTTCAATGAGGGTGTACGACAGTTCAACCTAGGCCGTGAAGATACGGCGAGTTCTTCTGCAGCCACAAACGCCTTCAATGAACGAGAGTTCCAGGCTAAGTATCCAGGAACAGGTGATCCTAGTGCGCTCACTGGTATGATCGACTCTGGTCTTATCAGTGCAAATGATCCTGGTGCGGCAAATGCTTGGTTGACCGGCGGACCTCAAGGACTACAGACCTACAACAGCAATCAAGCTGGATTGAAGCAGGTCCAGGATATGCTTCAAGGTCTAGGTAGAAGTGTAGGTGGCGGCGACGGCTTCTGGGGTACCAGAAATACCAACGGCGATCCTTGGGGATGGGATCAAGCGCAGGGTGTAGGTAACTGGGTAAGCAATAACTGGAACAAGTGGCCTTGGGATTACTAATCTATGGCTTCTAAGCAGCTAACCCAAGACGAAATTATGAAGATGAGCCAGTATCTTCGGCAACAACGAGCCGAAGGTGGGTCGCCTCATAGGATTCAGCAGGACCCTCTCGGAGCAAAAGGAGAGGGTCTAAAGCAGGCTGGATTAGGTGCTTTGAAGACTACTTTCAACGTTTTGGACCAGTTGAAGTCGTCGATTACTACAGGACTCTACGAATCCTTTAACGAGAAGAACCGAGCTAGTCTTTCTACTGATCCCTTTGTAGGCTTCTGGGAAGGGTTGACAGGCAAGAGACACACGTCTGTTTCGGATATTCTCAAGGACGACTTCGGGGTTAAGAACAAGGTAGCACTCGGCGTCGGTGGGTTTGTAGGAGACATTGCTCTAGATCCTCTTACTTACGTCGGACTAGCACCACTCAAAGGCATATCTACCGGCGAAGCTACTTTGCGAGCTACACAGCAAATCGGCAAAGCAGTCGAAGAAGGTACTCTGGCTGCGGAACACATGCCGCAGGCTGTAGCTGATTTAGCCAAACAGCTCGGTAAAGAGAACCCGTATAAGTTCAAGGTTGAAGTCGGTCTGCCAGGCCGTAAGATAGGTGTAGCAGAAGTTAGACAGCCGGAAGTAGTCAACAAGCTTCGTGAGTTCGTCAAGGGTCCTGAAGGAGAAGCACGAGGATTTGTTAAGGCGCTCTCTCGTAATGCCGAAGAGCCATTTGGACTAGCTAGCGAGTCACGAACTATCCAAAGCGACTTTGCGGGGAAAATGAACCGCAATCAGCGGGCTCTACTGAAACTACACAATGAAGTAGACTACGGCTCACGTCGCATCGCAGCACTAGCTTATGAAAATCCTGAGTACTTCAATGAAGTCAAGGATGTTCCGCTAATAACCCAGGATACTGTAGGCGGTCTTGCTGGCAGAATCATGCGTATGGGTCGAGGCGAGACTAGCGCCCTTATGGAAGCCCGAGATGGCGGCATTAATACGATCGGTGAGTACGTAGATTATGTGCGTAGTCATCGTCGTATGATGACGGAGAAAGAAATGGAAGCTGGGATGCACCGTCATCTCCTTCCTACACAACAAGAAGCCTCCCAGCCCAGTCTGTTTAGTCTGAGTGAGTACCGTAAGCCGACAGGTAGAATTTCTCGGAGTAAGAATGTTATCGAGTGGCAGGATCTTTCCAGAGGCGAGAAAGATGCCATTCTAGATAGTACAAATCAGCTACTCCCCAAGCGTGTACTAAAGCCTAAAGAGCTAGAGATTATTCGAGGCCAGAACAAGCAACTCGGCAAAGCCGGCGAGTCGTATGTGTCCCCCAATATGACGCCATTTGAGGGTCCGAATGGACTTCTCAGTACCCGTGCTGACCCTGTAGTTGACATTGGTGAGTCCCATATCACTTCGATGGCTAACTCATTCCGGGATCAAACCCAAGCTAAGATCGTCCGCAGAGCCTTGGAAACCATCGGAATAAAGGCTGATTCCGTCGAAGGCAGGGCGATGTTAGACAACCTAGCCGCCAAGGAGTCTATGGGCATTCGTTGGACTAACGTTCAACGTGGAAAGGGCGGAAACGCACTACTTAACGAAGTAGCCCAACACTCAGATTTTAAGAATATGGTGATTCCTGAGCCGATCCAGAGGCTCCTGAATACTCAACACGAGATTCTTAATAACGACGACCTCGGTGCTAAGTTCATGCAGCACTTTGATCGTGTAATGAGCCATTGGAAGGCGCTCAACACTACGCTAAATCCAGGCTACATGACTAGAAACGCCGTAAGTGATGTGATTGCTAACTTCGCCGACGGCGTTTTCGATCCTCGCAGGTACCTACAGGCTCACCAGGTGCTCTCGGAAATTAAGAAGAACGACGTTATTGACCTAGCCGAAACGCTTCGTGATCCAACTTCTGCACTTCATGTACCTAACCTAAGCGCTCCATCTGACGTAGCCATCCGCATCGGCGGACGTGCTCATAACCCACGAGAGATTTGGAATGCTGGCACAGAGAACGGCGTCTTCTCTGGTGAAATTGTTACTGAGAGAATGAAGGGTGCTGTAGGAGACCCCGGTGCTGTAGGAGTCTCTAAGGACCCCGGAACTGCCCTCAAATTTGCCAACATCAAGGACACGCTAGACAAGAACGTAAAGCAGACCGCTTCTAATGCACTTAACCTTGCTGAAGCTAGGATGGCTGATGTAAACATAGCAAGAGAGACAAACCAGCGATACGCTCACTTCATTGACCGTTATGACAAGGAAGTGACGAGCGGTCTAAAGAGCTACGCTAAGGAACACAAAATAGGTTCTAGGAATTTAGAGGCTATTCGTGCACACATGGGCACAGAAGCCGCTACGCAACTAGAACAGAAAGCTGCTAAGACGGCAGCAGAGAGAGTTCGTAAGTTCAACATCGACTACGGTTCGTTGTCATCGTTTGAGAAGAAATACATGAAGCGGTTGATTCCGTTCTACAGCTTCTTCCGTAAGAACGCACCCCTACAGATGTCGATGTTGTTCACCAAGCCTGGCTTCATGAATGCTTACCCAAAGACCTTCGAGGCCATTCAAAACGTAATCGGAACAAATGACGGCAACGGTGACTGGATGGTTCCTGATTGGATTCGGGAATCCATGCCAGTGCGTTTGGCTGTAGCTGGTTCCCAGGGAAACATTGTTAGCCAAATCGCTCGGTTCGCCTCTGGTGCTTCTGACGACACTTCTGTGTTCTTGCCTATGATGCAAGGACTTATGCCTGCATCTGATGTCGGTACGGTTCTTGGCCCACTACAAAGAGCTTACGACACGCACAGTGTTAACCAGGGTGTTCAGGCGATTGCACAGAACTCAGCCAACATGGCGAACCCCGCTTTGAAGATGTGGTTTGAGAAAGCTACAGGTACGAATGCAAGTACCGGTGGTCCTATTGAACCGAGTTTCAGTAAGTGGCTTGTAGGATCTACTCTGGGCGCTCCTGGACGTTTGGCATACAACGTTTTACCGCCCGGTGATCGTGCTATAGCTCCTTCAGTTACATCTACAGCTTTGGGTCCGCAGCTTAGGAACGTTGATCAGACCTATCAGAAGTCGGAGTTCCAGCACAGGCGGAACTTGATGAACCAACAGGTTAAGAGTCTGCGCATGGAGATTGCTAAGCAGAGAGGCATTGATCCGGAGAGTGAGCGATTCGGTAGGATAACAAGCCCTGAAATCCGTCAAATGTTGAACTACATGAAGAAGGCTGGGAGGTCGGTTGGCACCTACGGTTAACACAATTCCAGAGCATTAGGCATGCAAAAGCCCCTAGGCCAAAACCTAGGGGCTTTTTACGTTACTCGTGATGTTCGACGAACTTTTCCAGAGACACTTTGGTAGCTTCTGGGATCTGGTAGTAAGTTACGCTGCTGTCATCTGACTCCAAGATTATGAGGAATGTTCCGTCTGAACGCTTAACTACAGTTCCGGCAGGTACGCCTTGAAGACACGAATGGCCTTCTGTGAGAACGTATTCTACACCGCAGTAGCCGCAGACGGACGTTTCCGAAGAACGGGTGGATTTAGTTTGTGGAGCTTCGACTCCTTCTGTATGCTGCTCAAAGAGTCGCGCCCTGTCTAATACAGCATCTCCGTCCCACATCGGACTTCTTCCGAAGGTGAAGATGTCGTCGTTAGTTTCTCCGATGTTGACGAACCCGGATTCTTCGAGTTGTTCCGGTTCTTCCGGCAGCGATGGTGTAGGAAGCTCACCAGGATTTCTAGGTTCAGGAAGAACAGGGAACGTCGGAGTTACGTTTTCTTCGCTCGACTGTTCGCTATCCGTATCGCCTTCCCTTCATCGCCTTCGCGTTTCAGAATGGCATTACTGATCGCCGCCCATTTGGCGGGTTCGATGTCTGGATTCTTTGTGTGCCTTTTGGCGTCCTTCGCTTTCCAAGGCATTTATCGAACAGGAGGTCCACCAGGAGGCATTGCACCTGACATCGGAGGCATCATTCCCATTCTACCCTGCATTGCTGGGTTTTGTCCCGGAGGCGGACCCATAGGAACAGCACCAGGAGGAAGACCCATAGGAGGACCACCGGGAGGCATTCCACCAGGACCCCCAGGACCACCTGGGGGAGCAGAACCTTCCATTTGAGCAAGCATCATCATGATTGCTTGCAACATCGCTGGATCCATCTTTCCTCCTGAACTCTTCTTGCTACTGCCACGACGGTCATTCTTGTTGTCTGGTGTCTTGCCTTCTACGTCTACCTTGTTGTCCTTCTTCTGTTCCATCTTGAATCCGTGCTCTGTAGCCATCAGCCAGTGTACCTCATTATGTTGCGGATCATCATTGCCTGAGCAATCGCGTCATTGATTGCGATATGCGGGAGAAGACCGATACTCTCGGGCGTGACGAGCCAGCCATCAGGCATAAAAGCTTCCTCTCTGGAACCCCCAAGCATAGCTGGATTGCGAAGTACACCAGCAGCATAGTTCTTGAGACAGAGAGGAGAGTAGCCAAACGGATTCCTCCCTAAGTAGTCATGGAAGTAGTCGTTTACGAAGCCCCAATCGAATCCTACAGGCCACGCTACGAATAGTGGTTTGCCCTCAACCATTTCATCTAGCCAGTCGGCAAACATTTGCATGGCATCTACAACCGGAAGTGGGCTATAACGATGCGCTTCCCATTGTTCCGGCCATTGCTTCCACCACTCCATTGTGTTGTCATCCCACTTGTGGGCAGCAGCAGGCGGGAACTCTAGGTTAACAGTAAATACTTCAGCACGGTTGTAGTCTTCATCGAGAGCTACAGCACCGATGGAACACATTTCAGACACCGAAGGTGACGGCCCTGTAGTTTCGATATCTACCGAGACTAACGAGTACTCACTCACTTCTCATCCTTTCTGGGTGCGACAACGCAAGGAACATCAGAGCGAGTATGAATAACGCTACGGCGAATAGAATAGCCAAGTCCGTAAAGAAGCCTGTCTCTGCGAGTGGAGTACGTTTCGGAGTTGTCGGTGGATATTCGACGTAAGCTGTAAGTGTAGGAGTAGCCTGTGTTACGATGAACGGAGTGGTTGTTGGTGGACTGGTGGTTGGTATGGTGGTTGCTGTTGTGGTTGACGGTGTTGTTGTTGTTGGAACTGTTAGTGGTGTAGTTACCGGTACCGTTGTCGTAGGTACTGTGCAGATTAGGTACTCACCGTTCTTAGCTGAGATGACTGTAGTACGATTATCGGCTGTCTGCTTACCTTGTTGAATGCGCAGAGCCTCAGTGAAATACGAACCAGACGGACCAACATCTTGTAGCGGAACGCCTACAATCGCGTCAAGCTGGTAATTGCAGCCAAGACCGAATCGAGCTAGGTCTGGCATCGGGAACGTGATTTCTCCCGGCCCAGGCACTAAAAACTCCACTGAGTAACCGCCGTTTGGTCCTGTAAGCTGATCTACGTTCGGATCAAATCTTGGACCTTGTGCTACCTTGACGACGAACGAAACAGCAGATCCTACACATTCTGGTGCGACGTCTGTCCATGCCATTCTAACCAGATCGGCTTCGTTCAAATCTGGAAGAAGTGAGAGGTCGGACACAGGTCCGATGTCTACGTTCGTTACCGAATTATGGGTGCCGAACGTTGGATTAAGGACCCCAGTGTAATCACAACCGGGTGTAAGAAACGCTTGCGGCGTTCCTGGATAGTTAGCGTAGTCTGTGACTAGCGGCGGTCTTTGATTGTCGGGAACCTGGGCTCCTACACTTCCAGAGCCTATGATCCCACCGCCTAGGATCAGGCCGGCGATAAGAGCCTTCTTCATTACTTGTCCGGAATGCTCTCTAGTACCGGCATCACTTCGTAAGTAGAAGTGATTGACCCACCGTCCGTCTCGAACGTGTATTTCTTAGCCTCCATTTGCTGCCTGGTCATCAACACTCCGTGAGCCTGTAGGACGCTTACTGTGTACGGTGTAGCAATGGGCCACGCCTTTGGTTCAGTAGGTGAAATAGCCCAGATAGTACCAGGGCCGTGTTTTCCACCGCCGCCTACTTGTACCACGTATCGCATCATATCGTCTTCTTCCTCATCTACTACAGGACCAGGTCCTACACTTCCTCCGAGTTCTGCGATTGCAGACTCGACCATTAAATCCGTTCGTTCGACACTGCAATCCCAGTGGTCGTTGCCGACAGCGTCAATATGTGCACAAATTCCATCGAATGCCGCCCACTCGGCGTCTGACATTCTGCCATGCCAGTATTCGGACGCACTTCCAGAACTGTCCGTGTGATACCTAACGTTGGAAAGGTTAACGTCCAGCCCAATACTCCGCAAAGCTTGCACTTGTGGAGCGATAACGTTGCGACCGATCCAATCGCATTGTTGTCTGGAATAGGTCTCGACATTAACTACAGGGTTCCCAACTAGTTCGGTCTGGATACAGTACCACTTACGGTTCAGGTACGAGTTGGTGTAGGGTGGTTGATACAGAGCTTTGCCGGATCTGTTCAGATCAAGACTCTGCCACTTGTCTCCTGTGTAGACATTGGCCCACGCATGAGGCGGGTATTGGTGACTCTGGGCATAAGACATGCTTAGTCCAGAACTCACAGTCATGTGCAGGCAGATACTTGCAGGATATCCACCGACGTAATCTCCGCCGTTCGTATTGTTGTTCCCGATCCATTGATACCCCGGAATTGCCAGCATCAGTGATGGTCCACATCTTCGTTGTAGTAAGGTCTGGGTTCCACATCTTCCTCGAAGGGTTCGACTTCGTGAGCTTCCATTGTGGATCTATCCCACTCTACTTCTATCCACCACTCACCGACTTCGATGTTCCAGGTACGAACTACAGTACCAACCATGCCTGATTCTAGGTCACGAACTCGTTGTCCCTCTCGTGCTCTAATCATTTCTCCACCAACGTTGCCAGGCGAAAGTCATACCGGGAGGGGCTACTGGACCGAATTTGGCAATGAATGACATGAACTTGTTATTCACCCCTAGTTCATCGCCTTGGGCTGCACGATTGCCGATTGCTAGGACAGCGAACATTGCGACGAGCCCGAAGAAGTTAGTCATCTTCGTCCATCAGGAGTCGAAAATTATGGAGCCTCTGCCTGGGTCGGTCTTCTCCGTGAAGATCATCCAGAAAGTGGCTTGGATTGTGGGGTCGGTAAATACCCACTCCGTAAACCACAACAGGATGAACGCCGAGACTGTTGTTATCTGCGTCCCAGACTTCTTTGAGGTCTTGACGCCAGTCAATCTCAAAGTTTCCCTCTGCATCCGGATATAGTGACAGTGGGATTGGACGCCATTGGTGATTTCTCGGATTGAGGGTTGCACCGATGAAGTAGGCGATCTCACATTCATCGCACTTTCTCCACGTTGGCTCATACGTCTCGACCGTGGCCATTTGTCTCCTGGATAGGGATTTGGAGTGCTTCTGTATTATCCTCCCCAGGCGGGGGGATTGCCGGAATCCTCATGAACTCCGGTACCTGGAGAGGCATTGCATTTTCAGTGGGTAGTACCTTATCTTGTTCTGTGTAGGGAATGCCTAGTGTTCTGAACGTCTCTAGGACACTCAGATAAAGGTAACGGTGCATGAAGAACCGCTCATCATCCGAGAGTCTCCACGAGTGCATTCCAAGCCGAGCCATCATCTCGGCTACTTGGGCGTTTACGAAACGGCTCCGGAGTTCCACATCCTACCTCACCATATGATTTTCGTTTCTGGATCTACGCCTTGATGAATTGCATAAACTGCGTGAACATAGGCGTCGGTCCAATGAGTAGGAGTGCCCTTGTACTTAGCCATTTTATACCCAGCAGGTTTGATCATCGGTTGTTGCACCGTGAAATGCCAGCCCAGGTCATAGGCTTTTCCGTAGCAGACCCCAATTTGCTTAGTAACAGGTGTAGGAGTCCATTCGGCTGACTTACGAAGGATGAAGTCTTCACAGACCACGATTACGTTCTCAGGGGAGAATCCTGTTAGATCGTAGGCTTTGGAGTCCCAACCTTTGACCCATGCCATGAAGTCCGGCCAGGGAACGTTGCCGAAGTCGTGTAGGATCATTTGCCTGTCTCGCCAGCTAACCCAGGCATAGCCTGTAGTCTTACCTGGGTCGATCCCGAGGTAGAGTGTCATCCAGATTCCTTGTTCTCAAGTAGTCGTTGTAGTTCTTGTTGCACTATCACAGGGAATTCTTCCCTTACTCGTTTTCGTTGGTCAGCGGTCAAGCCGCCGAATACTCCTACAGGGACATCTATGTTCTGCGATAAACATCGCCATCGGACAGGACAGACTTCCCGACACACCGTTGTGGCGATGAAGATGTCCGCAGGTTTGTTACTGAACCAGATGTCAGTCGGTCTGCTTACACACGCACCCATTCTCTCCCAGGTAGGACGATTAAAGATGTTGGCGAACGCACTTAGATCGACTGATCTGTTTTCAGGCTGGATGCCAGGATCCGTCATCAGATGCCACGATCAAGTTGCAGGTCGCTGTAGCACCGATGAAACTCCACGGAGTAGCCGCAGTTGGGTTTGCACCCTTCTTGACCGCAGGCTTTGCAACCCAGGTCGGAATACGAGGAAGCAACGGAATGGTATCATCACCTTGGACTGTTGCTGCTATTGCTGTGTTTAAGTAGGCGATGTTCGTTGCATCCGTGTTCATTATCCAGAAACCCTGACACCTTTCCAACCCCGGGTTTCCTAGCATGTCGATCGGATCGAAGTTACCTGCCGTTGTAGCTGCTGCTACGAGCTTACTAAGTCCTCTTGCTGTTGCTGCCACTAGCCCTCCTTGTTCAACTGTTTTGCCTCTACTGAGAACGGTATCCCGAAACGCTTGGTGGGCGGGGCTTCCATAATGTCGATGATCTGTGCTGTAGTTTCCTCTAGCACATGCGGTGCGATGTAGAACCAGAGGCTATCATGTACTGAATTGCAGATCCGAGCTTGTATCTCACCACGCTTTATCGCTTCACTCAGCATGATGGTGCTCTGCATGAGTATTTGCCCGCAACCGCCTTGAACTACACGGTTGAAAGCAATATGGTGCTTAGCTTGTACACCAGGAACTTCTGGTTGGATTCGTGCCCGGCGACGGTTCCACATTTCCACGTGTCCGTACCGCTTGTGGTAGTTGGCGTACGCTAAGTTAGCTCGACGAAATCCTGGGTACTGTCCGTGAAAAGCCTCCTTCCAAGACTCCGCTTGATCGAGTGTGCAACTGAATCCGAACATTCGATATAGCTGTGCCTTAAAAGTGTCAGCTCCAACTCCGTAAATCCACGCGAAGTTCCCAGTCTTACCAACTTGTCGAGCAGTATATCTATCATCGAGTTGATCGTAGGCTCCGATGACGGTTGCTGTTGCTGCATGTGGATCTAGTCCTTCTGCGAAGAGTTCGTACATGATAGGATCATGGCCTAGCCTCATAGCATAGAATGATCCGAGTCGTAGTTCTACAGCATTGTAATCAAACTCTACAAGCACTGATCCCGGAGGGTCCACGAAGAGACGTTTGACTCTCGCTCCGTCTCTAGGAATCTGTTGCAGGTTCGGCTCAGCGCAAGACAGTCTGCCCGTAACCGTGCCGTGTTGTTTAAGACCTGGATGGATTCGATCGGTAGCAGTTCGACGTCGCTTGAATCCTTCGTACCATGTTGAGTCCGCTTTTGCCAGATTGCGCCAGCGTAGAATGTTGCGGAACAGATCCCCATGCTGAGGGAACTGATCAATAAGACGATTGAGCGCTTCCTTGTCTTGTCCACGTTGTCCTTTCTGAGTGTAGGATAGACACGGCAGTTTCATCTCTGTATAGAGTAGTTCGTCTAGTTGCTTGCGCTTGCTCGGCTCGAAGCCTACGATCTTCTCAATTTGTCGCATTTCTTCTTGACCTACAGCCTGCATAACGTCGAGAAGGTCCCAGTCTACTAACAAACCTTCTTGAACGATGTGCTGTAGTGCCCGAATGTACCGAGCCGATGTCTTGTAAAGCTTGGCCAACCCTTGTTCTTCGAGCTTGCCTCTGTCTCTAAGGAAGAGTTTATACGTCAGCCGAATGTCCTGCTGAGCGTACTCACTCATGAACTGGAACGGAATCTCATTCCAGCCGTATATCTTCTCGATCTTGCCGATGTCGACGATGCTTTCGCCCCATCGAATTCCCTTGGTTTCCTTCAAATACCGGAGACTCAGGAAGTCCAGGCTGTAGTTGTACTCATTCTCGTTGAGAATGTGGTGCATAACAAGAACATCCCAGATGAACCCGTCATGAACGTATCCGTTCTGCTCTAGAATCTCTAGATCGAACATCAACGAGAAGCCGATCATCTCCTTGCCCCGCAATAGCGGAATGACGTCGACGAATTCTTGTGGCGTGAAGTAGAACGTGTCTAAATCTAGGCCAGTCGGGATACCTACAGCTACACCCATGAGTTCTTTGCCGTCGAACGTATCTGTCTTGTACGTTTCAACGTCGAGAACAAAGATGCCGGTGCGCCGCAGTTGCTCTTTGAACTTGCTCGCTGGGTCTAACTCATAGGTCAATGTCATCGCTGCCCTTTAGATCTTCCTCGTTTAGTTCGCCGGTCATTTGTAGTGCAGGCTTCGCAGCCTCTGGTTCTCTAGCAGAAGTCTTTTCAAACCAATGGTCTGTGTTCCTGTTCAGGAACAGCGTGCTGGTTCCACTGAGGAACCTAGTCTTCACACCATCGAATTCTACACCGCTTTTGGAACGCTGCATGATAAACACGGTATTGGCACGATCACCGAAGACACGGCTGCCGTAAGCGTCGTCTATGGTGAACCTGTAGTTCTTGACTCCGGCAGGTACCTTCCTCGGGTGTGCAATTACGATGCACCATATTCCGAGTTGTTGTCGGAGTCTGTCAATCCAGTCGGCAATCTTTCTTGCACCAGTCTCATCCTGTAGGCTTGTCTTAGTCGAAGCCCCAAGAGTGTCCAAGATAAAGCCGGAGAAGCCACCGTCTCGAAGTCGTTTCTCGTATGCCTTCTGGTTTCGTTCATCGTCAAGAGCTACAGCCTGTCCGGTTGCACGAGTCTGGAAGTATTCTTCTAGGTGCTCAAGCTCATCAGTCGTCATGTTGTTCGACATTGGTAAGAGGAACTCTGTAAGCTCAGCGCTGTTCATTTCATGGCTGGCTACGTAGATTTTCTCTGCTCGCTCTCGCTGTTCAATCTCGAACCCTAACCACGACTTCTTGCTTAATGCGATCGTGATTCCGAGGTTGAACGCCAGGGTTGTCTTGCCGATCCCTGTAGGTCCAACGAGATACATCAAACCTTTGTTGCCGAGAACTCCTGGGATGATCCATTCGATTCGTGGACTCTTTGTGATCAGAGTCTTGAAACCTACAGCCTCATTCCAATTGATGTCGTCGTCAGCAACTGGCGGTGGTTCGTCGGTAACGATTCTGATGGGCGGGGTCGTCTTCTCTTGAGCCCGGTGTAGGATAGTATCTAGTTGTTCGTTCCTGTCGGAACGGTTGTCGAATTTGCCCCATTTCTTGGCAGCTTCATCGACGATGTGTCGTGCTTCTTCTAGTGCGAACTCTTCTTCGAGTAACCTACACGCTAGCTCGAACAGCTTGTCGGAACGGGTTCCTTCGGATGGCTTGGAGTTGTAGAGCTTCTTCGTGTACTCCGTTAACTCTTCCCACCGTTGGATCGAAACCTCTTCCATGCCGAGTTTCGGCGTGAGAAGGTTCATCTGAGGAAGCCTGAACTCTGTCAGATCGAAGACTGTACCGTGGTTCTCTAGGAGAGAGACTGGTTTCGGTGGAGTGTGTTTGTGGTTGAAAGTACCGGGGATCCGGAGTAATTGTGTAGGATCATGTCCGGACTTATCTGCACCAGGAACTGCGTTTCCAAAGAAACGGTTCGTCTCTAAAAGTGCCTCACGCCCAAGCCACGCCTCAGATCGTCGGTACTGGTGGACCCTACCGACGGAGCCCGAGGCGACCAGGAGGCCGGCAGGCGGGCAGCTAGGGCCGTCTCGTGGCACGTCCGTTGGCAGGTCGTCCACATCGGCCCAGCTAACCCAGCTACCTAGACAAAATTCCATCCGGCGTCTTTGGACGTGAAAGAGCGCAGGAGTGAAATAGACATCACCCTGCGCTCCTAGTTGTTGAACTTTGTTTTCCGAGACCCGAGAGATTCCATCGGGTACTTTGATGAACCATTCCTTTGCTGGCTTTCCACCGAAGACGTAGTCGAAGAACTCATTGAGCATCCCTCCCTCGATTCTTTCTTTTCCCAGCCACGGGAACTCTGTCTCTCTACCCGAAAAGCCGTACCCTCAGGATTAGAGAGTACGGCTAGTCAGGATTCCCGTGGCTGTGGAATTACCCCGGAAGGGCGGGGTTCTCAGTAGGGCTCTTCGTCCATTTCGTAATCCGAAACGGAACGCCAACCCATGATCTTGGTTCGGGGCTTTGACTCGCCGTCACGCTTGTCAACTTCCTCGACCGTTTGGAGTCGAACCGACACCGGCATGTCATCGAAGTAACTCATCGCCACGTTGCGTCGCCCACGAACGTCTCGAACTTCTGGTCGGAACTCCTTGAAGTTCACATTCCGACCTTCCCAGTCTTCTCCAGTCGTCGCCGAAAGGAAACTACACAGTTCCCTGAGTCCGTTCGGAGTCCAGTTCGGCTTGAAACCGAGCCAGATGTACTTTCCGAAGAACGTCCCGTTGTAACTTGCCAGCGGACCGGAAGGCTGGTCGATCTGCACACTGATGTTCCAACCACGGCTGACTTTGCCGGTATTCGGACCATCGGTGTTTGTCTTCTCTTGGTGTAGGACACCCTTCACCTGTGCGTTGTACCAACCATCGGGAGGGTACACCATCGACAAGTCGGCGTCTTCACCGAACATCTTGTCGAAGTCGAATTCAGGTGTGTCGTCTTCTGTCGAAGCGAAGACGAAACCGGAATCCAACGGCGCCTCTTCGTCATCGTCCGTGAACGGAGTGGTAGTCTGGTCCGTCATGCGTGTTCCTTTGTTTGTTGTAGTTGGCTAATGAAACCGTCTAGCGTTTGCCAGTCTGGGTCTCGTATGATCGGGTTCTTCCCGATCGGGAATCGTGACTTCGTTAGCAAGTCGGTACCGGATTGAACCCGAAGGGTTCGTGTAGCTCCGGTTAGTTCCAGGAAGAAACAGCAATCCATCATCGCCATCACTTCTCTGGTTAGGGCGGGGCTAAGACCTGGTCGAATTAGTTTCTTCTGTAGTCCCTGAACTGTGATTGTATCCTCCGTCATGTGGCACGTGAGGATGAGGTTCTTACCTGTGCTCAGAAGAGCTTCGATGAATTTGACGATTCGGAAGTTGTTGGCAGAATAGATAGCTTCGTGGAACGGGTTCTTCTCTTCTACAAGAACGTCTACACCACGGATCTGTCGCTCACGTTCGATGCTTTGTAGAGAAGAGATGGTATCGACGACGATGGTGTCGATTTCCGCTAGGAACTTCTTATCTCGACATAGATCACGTAGGAAACGAACTGCTTTTTCCCAGTCTTGCGTCGAGTACCACTTGACCGCCGAGCGGAGTTCACTCGGGAGATTCCGTAAGACAACTTGTCCGCCGTCATCGAACTCGATAATGAGGGGTCGTGGAGCCTTAGCAGCGAGAGTAGTTTTTCCCGAACCTGGCCATCCGTAGAGGAAGAGTTTCCATCGTTCGAGATAGGCTTCATCTCCAGTCCTTATTGCGTCAGCTACAGGCATTATGGTAGCTCCGGGTAGACTTCCGAGTCGAGGTCGAACTGATCAATGTCAAAGTCTTGTACCTCCATTGTCGTAGTCTGGAACTTAGTGCTAGCAAGTTCATCTATGGAACTGCCCTGTAGGTAGGTCATGCAGATTTCACTGAAACCGCAGCCACTACAGAACTTGTCGAGTCGACGACCGAACTTGAAGTTCTCGTACCGCCACATCTGGTCGATGAGACCGAACAGTTCTTCTTGGTAAGCGTCGAGAGTTGTCTTAGTAACTTTGAGTTGATGCCTCTGGAAACGCTCTTCACGCTGTAGTGCCTCGTGAACGTTGTTCTTCGGCAACCACATGTCGACCGTGTTGATCATCATCCATTCGACTTCCACGCCTTGAAGTGAAAAGAGGAGCGGATAGAAATTCGTCTGGATGTCAAAGACGATCGAATCTGTAGTCCACGGGCGCCTTGTGTGCGTCTTGTGATCGACGATTCCCAAAGCAGCCCTCCGCTCTGCGAGTAGATCAACAATGCCGTGGAGATAGATCGGTCGGCGTCCTGTAGCTTTTGAACTGCGAAGCGTGGTATCGGCGAACGTTTCAATTTCGGCTCCTACAGGGATTAGTTTCTCACCACGCTCGGCCCATTTCATGTAAGTGATCATGATAGTGTAGGCGTTGAAGAACAGCAACTGACTCTCGTAGTCAGTCCATCCGTTCTCGGCTTGTGTAGTTTCCATCAGTTCGACCAGTTCTTGACTCGTTAGAATCTGAACCGGCCGACCGATGAACTTCTTATAGTAGTTCTCGGCCAGCTTGTGCCACATCTCACCGAGAGACATCTTCTGTGTCTGAACACGGAACTCAGACAGATTCTCTCGGCGTACGAGACTCCACTTATAGTTACACCTCTGGAAGAGAGCTACCTGTGTAGGACTGATAGTGATAGCGTTCTCGGGAATGTCTTCTCTGGTTAGTAGTTTCATAGCTCCCTTGTTAGGCTCGGCGGAGTAGGTAGATGATCAGTAGAATGAGTGCAACGATCGCAAGGATGACTAGTACGGTGATGAGGGTTGGATCTACAGCTAGAATCATAATGTCCCCGGTGCCCATTTTGTTCCGGTCCAGGTGAACCACCATTTACCAAGGAAGAAGTTATCCCACGACGCCCATGCTCCGGAGCCGTCGGGAAAGTAACCCAGTCCTTGTAGTTTATCAGCGTTTGCTTGATCGCCGTTCGTAACGGTTGGCTCTGGTGGAAAGTTCTGACTGATCTTCACACTAGCCTTGTTTAACGGACCCTGAACCCAGGAGAGATAGTTAGCCGTTTGATCGGCAGGACCTATCCACGTAGCCATATCAGGGTTGTCCGGTAGGCCGATATCTACCCAGTTTCCTAATGGCCAGGGATTTGTTTGTCCGGCGGCGCCTAGTCCATAGTTCAAATCTTGCATTGTCTGCGGATTATCACAACCCGGAGGCGTAAAGTATCCTGGGGCTCCCGCAACTACACCTGTTGCTGGGTTAGGAGGAACCGGAGGAACCCAACCCGGAACTAGCGGGCCGTCGTCTAGTGGGTAGAGTTTGTAGTAACGCATTGTGTCGCAGAGAATCAATAGATCCCGTGCAACTTTTCTGGATTGTTCTTCGGTCCTACAGTCCCTTCCCATGAACCAGTTTCCCTGGGTTCTCATGGCAAGAGCTAGCTGATCTACGTCTACGTCGCTGAATGGAGGGTTTGGGGAGATGTAAGGCTGTATTTGTCCGCCTCCTGGCATCGACGTGACAATCGACGCCATGAAAGGTTCGGTCACAGCTTACGAAACTGCGTGTAGGGAGCCTTTAGAATAACAGGCTCCGGGTCTTCTCCCCTCTCTATCCCTGGACTTTCCGCACCTCTACTTTCTCCGCCTTCTGGCGGGGGAGGTTCTGGAAGTTCAGCCTTAGAACGGGCGAGAGAAGTTTCGGCGTTCTCATCGCCCATCTGTAGTTGTTCCATTCGAGCGTGATGCTCACGCTCGCCGAGTTCCTTCTGCTTGATCTGTTCCCTGTCTTCTGAATCTGCTGGACGTTCGCTCACTTCTTACCGCCGATGTTAGCCTGCCGCTGTTCAGCGGAGGACTTGCCTTCATCGGAAGTTTCGTCGTTCTTACGTCGAGCGTTCGCCATCTGCTCTGTAGGTGTAGGTGAAGGCTCAGGAAGATTCGACGGGAGTCGAGCGTTACCAGAACGCTGTTGAAGCGATTCGTCCAAATAGACAGAAGCTTGTGTCTTTGCGTACTCGGCGAAATCCGCCGCTGGCTTCGGCTGTTCGTATCCCATATCCAAGAAAGCCTGGAGCAATTCGAGAGCTACAGCCCGAGCGCTTTCAACGGAACGAACATCGTTGCCGAGGAAGAAGGGACCTACACGCTGCAAAGCGAGAGCGAGAAGATCGACGTCCTTATCTTCCCAAGGAACCTCTTCGACTTCTGGTTCCTCGGTAGGAGTTTCCTTGGTAACTGTATCAGGCATGGCGGTTGCCTTTCTCTTTATTGTTCGATTATGCCGGGGAACTGGACCACCTTTGGGAGTATGAGCACAGTTCCCCGGCTGCCTAATCTACACGGTGGGTGGAATCACCGTTGACTGTAGATTGGCAAGTGGTCGATGCTGGAATCGAACCAGCTATTCCTTTTCGACCTGACGTTTCGCTTCTTGTTGTTTTCTACTCCACGGGAGTAGGTCTTCTAGTGGAAGAACTCCCACCATTATCATGCCTAAGATGATTGACTTAATCGGTACTGACTCTTCGTAGAGAGCCTCGATGATTATCAAGACCCCTAGGATGAAGATTGTTATTCTGCGTACGGCGTCAAAGAAAGCTGTAAACATACCCGTCCTCGTTCGGGAAGGGTGGTGTAGTGGCCCGAGCTAGAATCGAACTAGCTGCACAAGAAGAACTCCGGGAGAGACAGAGACCATTGTTTTCTTGGCGCTCCTGCCGAGCCATGATGGCAGTTTAAAGACATGCCCAGGTCTTAGTTCACTCAGGAATCGTCGTCGTCGAACAACTCCGTCACGTTGTCGTCGGAATCCGCCTCGAAGTCTGCCGGATCGTCGTCCGACAAATCGAGAGTCAGTTCGTTGATGTCTTCCGTGGACTCGTCGTCGTCATCGGAAGTTTCGTCCGTCATCTTGTTGGCGACGATCTTGTGACCGGAAACCGTGAACTCGAAACGGTCCGGGGGATTGGCCCGATCGAAGTTCGGGTTCTGCTCTTCGATCGCCTTCCAGAGTTCACCGACGTTCTTGACGAACTTCTTCAGGTGGGTCTGAACCGCCGAGAGCTTTCGCTCGGTGATCGCCGTTTCGGTTCCCTCGGGATCGGTCACCGTGAACTGGAAAGTACCGCCGAGACGCTTTCCGGTCTTCGCACGATCCCCGACAGCACCACGGAGGTTGTCGATCTTCTCCTTGCCGAGAATCGAAACACCCACGGCCTTGAACCAATCCGGATCGGTTCCTTCCAGAAGGTTCCGGATGCCGTTCATGTTGTCGACGTGAATCTTGCGTTCCTTTCGGAACTCGACAAGCTCGGCTTCCTTCGGCTTGTCGGACTCATCGACCTTCGTGATGTTCGCATCGACGAACGTGTCGAGACGCTTGTCGTACTCCTTGAGAACCCGACGGACCGTTTCGTACAGTCCGGCGAACTGCTCGTCCGACAAACCTTCCGCCGAAAGTGCGTTTCGGATGGAAGTGGCCACCGGGTTGTTGGCCTTCTTGTCGGTCATGTCGGGGTTGGCAGCCTCGAACCGAGTGTTGAGAAGCTTCGTGCGACCGAAACTCTCCAACGCCATTTTCTCGTCGAGGGTGTCGACCAGTTCCTTGGAAGCCAGCCACTTCTCGACCAGAGTGACGGTGAACGGGTTTTCCGTTCCGATGTTGACATCAGACATTTGGATGCAACCTTTTCCAGTAGTGGGTTTGTTGGTAACGCCAGGTGTTGCGCTTGTCCCGACTACAATTCGGGCACTTATCTGTTTCGCCGGGAGTTGAGAATCCAGCTAGACAGTTACTACAGTAGCGAGCACAAGCTCGTATCTGTCGTCTGTTGATACCGTAGCACACTCCGCAAATCCAGCGCAAGGGATAGTCTGGATAAAGTGTTCCCCAAGCATTATGGTAGTCGGAAGTGCAGATCAGAGGTAGTTTGTTCAGGAAGAAACTCGGTCACCTGTCTCGACGGTGAGGAAGACGTCTTCGTAACGCTCCTTGATCAACTCCGAGAGGATGACTTCGTTGGTGTCGATGTCGCCGATGATGTCATCGGAATCCTCTGCGTTGAGTGGAACTCGGATGACAAGCGTTCGGTTTTCCATTGTGTTCTCTTTCCCTTTCGCTTAATGGGCGAGGTCGTTTTGTGAGGTTAGCTTTCGGGGTCCCGCCGTCCAGGCAGGCTCCGCCCCACGCCCCTCACAGTACCATAGGGCCGAAACCCCGTCAAGAGCTAGTGCCCAAAGGATTTTCGTACTTTCGGAACTTAGCCGCATCCTTTACGTCGAAGCCAGGCCCGGTAGTATTCGATTCTCTCTTGTATCGCTGCCCTGTTGGCGTTCGATGCTTCGGGGAATCGTTCGACTTCCAGTAGGAAAGCCGTATGAATACTATCACAGAGCCCGCCAGGTAGAAGCACCCGAACTTCCTTCGGAAGCTGGGCAACTATCTCGGCTTCTGTAGGCTGCTTAGTTTCTGGAACGGCCAAGATGGCAACTACAGCCAGTGACGCTGTAACGGCTAGTGTTCTTCGCTTCACAGAACTAGTTGTCGTAGTAGAATTGCTGTACCTCCGTGTGTAGGTTTAGAATTGCTAACCGTACTTGCTTTTCGTATTTCCTACACGCCTCTGCGTCCTCAGGATCTGGCTCGATGTTATACTTTGCTCTTGCGAGCACCGCTTCTCGGATTCTTTCTCCGTAAGCGTGCCAGATGTAATCTTCACCCTGAGAAACGCAGAGACTGTAAGCAGCAGCAAGCTCAGTCAGCAGCTTCTGTCTTGGACTCTTCTTCGAGCGCAAGAAGATCAGCCCTTCGGTCTAGCTCGTCTGCGTGATTGAGCAGTTCCTCCGCTATCTTTCTCAGTTGGGCCGTTACCTTTCGCAAACTAGTCGGCATACTTTCCAACTGCTTAGCCTTGGAAACAACTTCGTGCAGACGAGAGAACAACAGCAGGTAGTGAAGGAACAGATCCTTCGTCTCCCACTTGTCTTCTAGTCTTTCGAACCATCCGGACCTGTAGTAGAACACAGTCCCGTTCTTGAGCAACGTTCCGTCTTTGACAGCACGGGAAACCTGAACCGACAAATTGCTGTCGCCGATTTCCTTCGCTGTTCTAGGACGACGGAAGAACGCTTTGTTCACTGTTGGCACTATTGCCTCCGAGTTATCCTGGGCGGGATTGAATCGTCGAGAAGGATGAAGTCCTTCCAGATCTGCTCGATACGATCTTCGTCTTCCTCTTCATCCCACGCATCAGTCAATGTGACTTTGCAGGAACGAACGACGAACGTATCGTCTTCTACTAACTGGAAGTCTTCGCTCTTCACAACGACCAGTGTAGGATCAGGACAGTCGATGTAATACATCGCCGTCATACTCATTGTGTCGAGACTGAACTGCTCGACATCAGTTTCGACGTGACGTTCTTCACCCCACGGCAATCGTATCTTAGTCACAGTTCTGCTTTCTGTATTCCATCAGGAAGCGTCCTGAAAGGTTCTTCAGAATGGTATCTAGCCTCTCATTCGAGACCTCTCGGTAATGCACCAAGGCGGTTCCGTAGAGAAAGTTCTTTATATAGCTTGACGAGACGAAGTTGTTTCGTAGTTGTCCCGTCTCTTCATCACGACGCAACGCTTGGTAGTTGTAGTATAGGACGTCAAATCGAGCCTTCTTCTGCTGATTGTCCGTCATTAAGAATCACCGTCGATGTAGATGGTACCTTCTCGTTCGATCAACTCTCGCACGAACTGTAGGCCACGCTTCTTGGTGTTGTGGCCTACACCCTTGAGAAGATAACCGGGAGGGTAAACACGCCTCTCGTAAATCTTCTCCGTCATCATGCGATTGTATGACCTAGCCCAGAAAGCACCGCAGGAACTGCATTCACGATAGACCGGCCAGCCGTAAGGAACAGCCAACCAAGGATCAATCAACTTGGGTCGCATCCATGCATGACGATCGACTCTACAGTCCAAGTATTCGTCTGGATACTCTTCCAGAATCTCGTTGTAGGACTTGATGTCATTCTCCTTCGGCACCTGGGCACTCTCCTTCTGGTAACTCGAACGCACAGTAGACACAGTCTCGCTTGAGACAAGCACCGTTGCAAGTGCAGTCTAGGAAGCTGTAAGCTCTCCCGTCTCTCTTTATGACGGGGTACTCACTCGGGTCCTTCATCGTCCTGTCTCTCTTCTATCATGTCTAGTAGTTTCCTAGCAAAGTCTTCGGCGTCGATCTGCTCTTTCTCATGGTCTCGCAGATGCAACAAGAACAATGACCCTAGAGTCACTATCATGGTGAACATAGCTGCCAATAGAAGCAAGATCGGAACCACTTTACCTCCGGAAGAGTCGATCCAAGAGTCGATTCAACCAACCGGGGTTTTCTGGAAGAACCCTGCGATGCTCCGGCCTGTTGCAGTCATGCAACCCGTATTCGCTTATCTCAACTTCGTTGAGTTTGAACAACCTCCCGCAACCCATGCAGGAGAAGTAACCATCTTGTGCCATCAGTGTCTCTTTCTGTAGTAGTTTGGGGAACTACACCAGGACATCTAGTGTAGAACCCGAAGCCACTACAGGCTACTCGTGAAGCTCAATTGAAAGTGACTCCGGGTCTTCGAGAAGTTCGCCGATGTCGAGAACTCCCTGATCCCAGTCGTAACTCAGAGTCTCACAGACTTGTGCCGGAGTCGGTTCCGGTGCGTCCAGTTCTATCTCCTTGTAGTCGTTGGTATCGACCCGGATGATTACTGTTACCTTGATGGGAATGATCATTTTACTCTTCTCCTGTATCTACCGGGGGTCCGTCGTAACTACAGTCTCTCGGTTGAGAGAGTTCGTCGTAGCAAACGCTACTGTTGTTCTCGGAGCGAATCCACAACCCAACCAGAAGTGCTACGACCATCGCTATGATCAGCATCCTGATTACTTTCCAGTCGTCGGACATCGTTATCTATCTCCTCACAAGCCTGTAGTATTAGTCTTAGATGGTAGTCTGTAGTTCCGTAATCACGTTTGGATAAGCTTGACATCGGCGTCCTGTATGTAGAGGGTTTCGTTGTGACGGAAGAAACGGTGCGCAACTACAACGCACCGCCCTTCTTCCTCTTGAACGCCGTTCACTCTACCTGTAAGATGGTCTACACTCAGCGGAACGTACTTTCGCACGCTGTAGCTAAAACGCAACGCACTGATGTTGCTGTTGTAGTTGAACGTTCGCACCGCAGGCATTTCTACTATCTCACCCGAAGGCAAGTAAATTGCCGTTACTCCTTGGTCAGTTATCTCTTCCTTCTGTCGTGGCATACTTCTCCTCACGCCAACTCGGCCCATACTTCCTCGGAGAACATATCTATAGGCATCATTGCGATGAGTAGTATCAGTCCCTCGAAGAAACACTTGATGAGATAGTCATTCTCAGGCACTTGCTCTCCTTAGTTGTTCTGAAAGTCTGACGTGATTGATGTTGACGAACTTCTGGTACATCATCGCAGCACCAACGAACTTCTTGTGATCGGCGGTGCTGTTGTTTCGTCGTCGGTAGTAGTTGACGAGAAGCGAGAACGCTTCTGTTTGCTTCTCTGCTTGCGTTTGCATTAGGACAGCTCCCTCATCACAGTCACGATGCGGTTCTCACAGTCGGCTAGTTCGGTGAGAATGTTCTTCTGGATGATCCGAAGAAGCGAGAGTTCGTAGTTCTTGGCCGAACGGCGAGTTGCGAACAGAACGCAGCACTTGCACTTCATTCGACCTAGTTCGATGAAGCTGCCGGAATCGAACTCCGTGAACTGCGGAGGACCGTCGTAGATCCCATCGCTCACTTTGTAGTACGTGGTCATTCGTTTCTCCTTAGTAGTAAGCTGGAGGAACTACACCCTGAGGTGTAGAACCTTCAACCGGCTACTGGTTCACTTCTTGTTGAGCCAGTCCTGGAGCTTGTTTCTCCATTCACTGGCCCGGAGTGCTGTGTGTTCGGTGATTCCTTCCGCCTCCATGATCTTGTCTTCGCAAATGCCGTCGATGATGTTGTCGACAGTTCCGTCGCAGATGTACTTGTGAACCGTTACCGGCTCCAAGCAATCGAGCCTCCAAGCTCGATCTTCTGCCTGTAGGTTCCGCTGTGGGTTGTACCAACGATCCAACATGATGACGTTGGAACTTCCTCCATCCCACCGCTTGTCTTTGTGTAGATTCAGACCTTCGGCGCCGGCTCCCATGTTCAGGATCAGGACGTTGATCTTGTTGTCCTGGAAATCCTTCTCGATGTCTGCCGTATCTCTGGTCGTAAGCCTCTTGTCTCCGGTGATGGCTTCGCAGGACAATCCCATCTCCTTGAATCGCTCCATGAGATAAGCGATCGGAGAGTTGAACTGAGCACTGAAGATCAGAACGTTCTCCTTCTCGGACATGACCAACTCGAAGACATGCTCTGCGCAGTAATCGAGCTTGACGAGAGGACCGTTCAGGTGCTTGAGCACCTTCTTCTTCTGGATGTTCCCGTCGTTGTCCTTGATGATGAACCCGTTCTGGTCCTTGATCGGAACCGAAACGTTGAAGTCCTCAGCGACCAGCGAGATGCGAGCGTAGTGGAGTTCTGCCAGGATTCCGGCAATGGAAACCATGTCGTCGCCGAGTTCGTCCAGCTTGATCATGAAGTCTTCCATGACCTGCTTCTGGAAGTTCCAGAGATCGCTTCCTGGACTCATCTCCACGAAATGCTCCTGGTAGAGCTTGTCGTGCATGAACAAGCCGATTTCCTTCTTCGTCTTGCGGAAGAAGTTCGCTGAGATGACTCGCATGATGAGTTCGATCGAGATTCCGATCGAGTAAGCCATCATGAAGGTCCGCTTGAAATGCTGACGGCTCGGGAACTGAACGGGATTGAACAAGTGGGTGTAAGCCCAGACTTCTTCGCTTCCGTTGTTGATCAGAGAACCCGACATGAAGATCGGGAACGGACGACCTTCGGCCTTAACCTCGAAAGCGTCATCGTTCCATTGGTACTTGGAATGTCCGGCCGGCAATGCAACTACACGCATGCTTTCGGTTCCGTGGAGAAGCTTCTTGAGTCCCAACCACATCTTGGTAGGACCAGAAGCGTTTGCACCACCACGAAGTCGGTGCATTTCGTCGACTGCGATGACCATCCAATCACGCTGCTCGAACTCCTTCATGAGAGAAGTGTTCAGAGCTTCGTAGTTGGTGATGTAAGTTTCCGGAAGTCCGGCAGCCTGTAGGGTTTCGCCCATGAAGTTCAACATGGCGACTCTGGTGTCGGAAGCTCCGAGAAGAGGAACGATGTTCAATCCCCATTCCTTGCACTGACGAGCGGAAGACTTCACGAGTGCGCTCTTAGTCAGCCAAAGACACGGAGCCTTCGGAAACAAGATGCGCAAGCCTCGGATCGTCATTGCGGTCTCAGCAGTCTTACCGAGCGAGGTATCGTTTGCGTTGAAGATACCCCACTGACCGGTAACTTCTGGACGCAGGAAACGATCCCACGAG